AGCTAATCAGAGAATCCCCCTATCTTGTCTAAGGCGTAAGCCGGGACAGATAAGGGGGATGAACGGTTTACCCCCTTAACTTAGAAAATTTTCTCAATTTGCCCTTGACAATGAGAAAGCAATCTGCTAACATAAAGGGCGGGTTGAGAAAACAATCTCATGTCTGCTTAGATGTGGGGCAAATAATCTAAATATGATAAATGGGAGGATCATCAATGTCTGTCTACGCTTCTAAGCGCAATGAATCAAAAGCTGAATTCATTCGAGTAGCACAACAATTAGCTACATATACGCTGGAACAAGTTAAGAAGTTCCCAAAATCTTACAGGTTTTGTCTGACCAACGATATTACCCGGCTTGCGTTGGAAATTCATGAAGATGTATTACGGGCTAATTCCATCTATATTCATAATAATATGATGGAAACAGAATTTAATCTTCGAGAAAAATATTTCGCAAAAGCACGATCCGCAATTTTCGCATTAAGTGGTTTGCTTACTGTGACATTTTCGTTGGTGCTAAAAGGAAATAATTTTCTTGGTGATAAGAAGAAAACATCTGGAATCTTTAAAGAATGGGCGAGGCTTTTGAACTACGAAGCGGCTCTGGTAAAAGGAATCATTGAATCTGATAAGAAACGTTACAAAAAATATCAGAATAAGAAATCTTGGAGTAAACTTATTAATTTCAAATTCTTCTGTGAGTTCTTGGATTATCTTAAACAAGAACTTTGGGAGTACATCAAGCGTGATGGTAAACCTAAACCCAAGAAGAAGGATGAAATAAATGATACTGCGATTGAAAGTGAGGTTGTTTTATCAGAAGATATTTTTGATGTAGATGACTCTGAAAAATAAATTGCCGACAACGGTTACATCCTGATAAAACCCCTGCGAATTGGTGGCTGCGCTCTGTGAATGCTGGCAACACGAACAATTTTTGCAATGTCAACACTTCTGGAGCGGCGGGTGACTCCTACTCTGGCTATTCCAATGGGGTCGCCCCGGATTCTTGAAGCTGTTTGTGGTGCATCAAATTTAGTACACAAACTTGGATTAGACTTAGTAGCCCTTATAGGCTGAAAAATACTGGCCTTTACTGGCGAACACAATATCCGTTATTTCAGAAGGAGGATGTATGCCGTGGCTCTGCCTGATGGCATCCTAAAATACTTTTTCGATACTTGCATCTGGACGCTGCTTGCATGGTTTATTGACATTTTGCTGATTTGAGCGGTGTGTCGGAAGGAAGTAGCATCCCGTTTCCTTCTTGCGGTAATTGGCTTCGGCTAATGATCCGTGGCACGTTGCTCCCTTAAATTTCATAGGTGCATAGTTACGTAGCTTAGTAAATCAGCATCGGAAACTGCCAACGGATACGGTTGTGATGCGTAGACGTATTCGCCAGTGGATGATAAGGCTATACGGAAAGGATTTGTTCTTTGGCAATATGACAAGCGAGGAAAGAAAACAGAAAAGATACGAAAAGCGTAAAAGAGAACGAGAAGAAAAAGCAAGGTTGGTCTGCGGCAAGGCATTTGAGGATGTGTTTGAATTTGATAAAATGTGGGACGCTGGTGAAAGCTGCTGCGAAGGAGTGAACTGGAAAACCTCTACTATCAATTTCAAGTCAGTGCTTTTGACGCAGACTGATTCTTTGCAAGAACGAGTTCTCAATGGCACATATGAATCAGGTGGTTTCAAACATTTCAAAACTGTTGAACATGGTAAAGAGCGTGATATTAATTCTTTGGTTATTCAAGATCGTAGTGTTCAAAAATGTTATTGTGATGAAATCATGACAGAAGCCTATTCCAGAAGTTTTATTTACGATAATAGCGCAAGTCTACCCGGCAAGGGAATGGATATGACTCTAAAAAGACTTGTTGAATTCTTACATCATCATTATCGTTTATTTGGTCTGGAGGGTGGAATTTATCAATTTGATTTTCATGGATATTTCGCTTCAATACCACACGATAAAGCGAAAGAACGTTTAAAGAAGCATATCCTTGATCCTAAGTTACAAGAGATTGGTTGTCAATTAATTGATGACTTTATTGAATTAGGCGGTGTGGAGCATGATCCAGATGATCCCTGTGGCGTTGGATTAGGTAGTCAAGTATCACAAAATATTGCTTTAGATTACGCCAGTCCGATTGACCATTATATCAAAGATAAACTTGGCGTTCATGGTTATGCAAGATATATGGATGATGGATATGTAATAAGTGATTCTTTGGAGTTTTTGCGAGGACTACATGATACTTTAGTTGAACTTTCTAATGAGATGAAAATTGAACTAAATGAAAAGAAGTGCAAAATAACTCCATTCAAAAATCATAGTTTCAAATTTTTGAAAATGCGTGTTCGATTAGAACCTACTGGAAAAGTGCTTATCAAATTAAGTCGAAATAGTATTAAGTCTATTCGGCGTAAATTAAAGATTTTTCGTGGTTGGGTTGATGATGGTAAGATGAGCGCAGAAGATGTATTTACGTCTTATCAATCATGGAGATCACACGCTGCAAGATGTGATAGTTATAAAACAGTACATAGTATGGATTTATACTTTGTTAAATTGTTTGAGAATGAATTGGCTGAATGGGATAAGAAATTCAAATGTACTTTAGATGCAAGATGGAATTATGAGATTGGATGGTTCTACTTTACATCTCCCAAAGAGTATGAGGCCAAAATGGAAGAATTGGATCGTACACAATATGAACGTTATATGAATGGGTTTATTCCTTTGGTTAATCGCTGGGACTATCGCATGAAAAATAGAAGTAAAAGTGCTGAAGCGTTTGACTTATTAAGGGAAATTCGTGAAAATTTTTATGATAAGGAGGATGACGATGTATAAGTTAATGTCTGGCGAGAAGTTGGTGGGCGTATTTCAAAAGGTAGTTTTTGTGCGTAAAGTAACAGAAACCAATACCAGTATTGAATGCCCAAAAAGTGAAGCAGAAGCTATTGTGGCTGGTGGAATCACTTATGCTATTATCAATTCGGACAACTATAAGGATTGCGAACAAGTTGCAGTTTTTGAACTGGATAGTGAGGTTGAACGAACTGCGGAACTTGACTATATGCGTTTAATGGCAAATATGGTTTAAGGGAGGATGAAATATGACAGCTTTAGAAATGGTTCAGAAATATTATCCTGCTTTGTGGTGTAAGGAACAGGTTGATGAATTGCTGGCAAATTGTAAAATTACTGTTGCTGATTATTTGACCATCTTTCCTACTACAGAGGAAAATCCTGTTACAGATGAGACTATGACTTTGCTGCGAACAGGTAAATTAAATGAACTTCGTAATGTCTGCAATAATGCAATCGAGGCTGGTGTTGATGTAATAACATCTAATAGCGGAGATACTACCGAACACTTTTCTTTGGATAGCTATGACCAGAATAATATTACTAATATGTTTTATTCGGTAATGGCTGGTGTAGAGGAATATCCGTATCATGCTGATGGTAAAGAGTGTACTACATACACTAAGAATGATATTGTAGCAATTTATGTTGCTGCTCAGTCTATGATTACATATCACACTACATATAATAATATGCTTCGTGTTTTGGTAAATCGGACAGATGATGTTGAAACTTTGGCTGGTATTACTTATGGTATGGAATTACCGCAGGATTTGGCTGCTATAATGCAGGAAAATATTGTAACAGCACAGGCACAGATTCGGAAAATTCTTACTACACTTTCTGGTGGTTCAGTAAACATTAAAGACTAAAAATAAAAGGAGATTGTGTGAATGCAAATTTATAATAAATATGTTGTGACAAAACGATATAAGAAATTGGCTCAGTGTGGCAATGTAAACATTCCTTATGGAACAGAGTGTATTGCTGTAAACAGTCATATTGTTTGTGATAAAGGAATTATTTGCTTTGTTGCAAGTCAGGATGCTTTTGACTATTTTTCGCAAAATGATGATGGTAATGGGCTGGAGAGAGGCCGCTTAACACAAACAATTATCAAGCGTCTGGAGCGGAAAGAATATGATATTACATATCAAGAAAGATGGGACAAAGTTTGGGCCGATCCTGTATGTCAAAAATATAAGCGTTCTGATTTTGCCGATCATTGGCTTTGGAACTATGAATTTTATAATGCGCCTTTATTCGATCTCCAATACATTTCAAAGTTGGTAGGTGCAAAATGAAAAATAAAAATGCTTTAAAGATGGTCGTGCTACTGTTAATCGGTGGCATGACCTATTTTTGTATTGAAATACTTTGGCGTGGATATAGCCATATATCAATGTTCTTTGTCGGTGGTATCTGCTTTATTGGCATTGGAGCAATTAACGAATACTTTCCTTGGACATTAGGAATTGTTCAGCAATCAATTATTGGAGCCTGTTTTGTAACGTTCATGGAATTGGCTTCTGGTTGTGTATTAAACCTCAAACTTGGTCTGAATATATGGGATTATTCTAATATGCCGTTTAATCTTTGGGGACAGATTTGTTTGCCATTTTTCTTTGCTTGGATTATTTTATCTGCTATAGCAATTATCGTTGATGATTATTTGCGATACTGGCTTTTTAGTGAAGAAAGGCCACATTATCAGTTAATTTGAGTTGGAGGTGATGTGATGGCTTTAATTGGTGCAACAATTATTGAGCAAATTATAAATTTTCTTAGAAGTAAAGGTTTAAATGATTTTGGTATCGCTGGAGTGTTGGGTAATATATTCGCTGAATCTGGTTTGAATCCAAAGAATTTACAAAACACCTTTGAAAAGAAATTTGGCATGACGGATCAGCAATATACTGATGCAGTTGATAACGGCACATATACGAATTTTGTTCACGATGGAGCAGGATATGGATTGTTCCAGTTGACATATTGGAGTCGTAAACAGAATTATTTAAAAAAGAAAGAAAGGTATCTATTGGTGATACTGAAGCACAACTTGAATTCTTCTATCAAGAATTATGTACAAGTTATCCTGCTGTATTAAATGTTTTAAAAACTGCAACTTCTGTGTTACAGGCTTCTAATGCAATGTTGTTGAATTATGAAAGACCAGCAAATCAAAGTGAAGAAGTTCAGACTAAACGTGCTGCATATAGTCAGAATTACTATGACGAATATGTTATAACTACAAGACAAGGAGGGAGTTTGATGAAATACTCGGAAAAGAATAAACCACTCCAATGTATGATGACAAATAGCACTTGTTATAAACAGACAAGAATTATGGAAGTAAAGGGAGTTCTGTGGCATAGTACAGGAGCCAATAATCCTAATCTGCGGCGATATGTTCAACCAAGTGCTGATGATCCGAACTATGCTCAGTTAATGCAGTTACTTGGAAAGAACACTAACGGAAATGACTGGAATCATGTATCTATACAGGCCGGGTTGAATTGTTGGATTGGTAAACTTGCCGATGGATCAGTGACTACGATTCAAACAATGCCTTGGAACTATCGGCCTTGGGGCTGTGCCAGTGGACAGTATGGTTCTTGTAACGATAATTGGATTCAGTTTGAAATTTGTGAAGATGCTTTGAATGACCGGGACTATTTTAATAAGGTTTATAAAGAAGCGTGTGAAATTACAGCTTATCTTTGTAAAATGTTTAACATTAATCCGCATGGAACTGTTAAGTATGGGAAAATCAATGTACCAACAATTTTGTGTCATCAAGACAGTTATCAGCTTGGGTTAGGTTCTAATCATGGTGACGTATTACATTGGTTCCCGAAGTTCGGTAAAACAATGAATGACGTTCGTAATGATGTAGCTGCTCTACTTGATCAACAAACAACAAATGAAATGGAGGATGATGATATGACTGAAGCACAGGTTAAGGAAATTTGTAAAAATGTTATGGCAGAACAGCGTAAGGAATTGCAAGATAATGATTGCGGTACGTGGAGTCAAGAAGCACGTGATTGGGCAATTAGCTGTGGATTAATTGCTGGCGGTGGTACATTGTCTGACGGCACACCTAACTATATGTGGGCAGATCAGTTGACACGTGAACAGGCAGCGGCATTGTTCTATCGCTTTGCTAAAATGATTGGTAAGGTGTAAATTATGATCATTAGGGTAGAGCGGGGAAAAAAGAAAACCAAACGTAGACGCAAAAAAAGATTTCATATCGGATTTACAAACCTACTCGCCCTTTTGATTATGGCATTTTTATGTGCTGGTCTTGTGGGTGGGTTTTATCTTGCGTTAAAAAGTATTGAGTATCAGTACATGGGTGCTTTGGCGTGTTATACTGCTTTATTTGCTCCAATGGGTACAGCGGCAAGTATTGTATTGAACAGTATTGTACGTAAGAGTGAACACGAAAACACAGGTGCTAACGGTGTAGGAATTAAATTTGCCGCTGCTGAAGCTGCTGGTTTTGTAGAGAATGACTTTGAAGAAAGTCCACAAATTTAAGGAGGTTGATTATGAATAACATGGTACGTAAGTTGTCGAGTCGTAAATTATGGGCTGCTGTAGCGGGTGTTGTGGCTGGGTTTGCAATGGTTTTTGGGTTAGATGAAACCGTCATTAGCACTGTCGCTGGTGCTGTTGTGTCTGTTATGTCTGTTGTTACTTATATTGTTACTGAGGGCAAGATTGATGCTGAAAGTATTAAAAATGCAATCGAAAATGTTCAGGATGCCATTGAGGTCGTTGAGGGTAGTGGTGTAACTATCGTAAAAAGCACTACTATTTACGATGCAAACCAAGTAGCTGCTCCAGAAGTTAGCACTGAAATTTCTACGGACTCTGAATGAGAAAGATTAGAGAAAGGCAGGTGATCCAATGTTAGAAAAAGTTGCAGATATTCAACTTGGGCAACTGGTCAGCTATTGTGTTATTGTCGTTGCTATTCTCTCAACATTCTTAGAAGTGTCTAAAATTAAACTTAATCCCTGGTCATCGCTTGGACGGGCATTAGGGAAAATCATCAATAAAGATGTAATAGATAAAGAAAAGAAATAAGCCAATATATTTAATTTTGAAAAAGGATGCAATGAAAAAAAAGAAAAGGAAAAAAAGGAAAATATCTAAAAAGAAAAGTGTTATTCTTCTAAGACCTGATACTTCTTTTCCTTTTTCTATAGAAATGCTATCTATTTCTTCCCTACTTGGCAAAAATTTCTTAAATAATCCCATAAAGAAATAGCCAATTATTCCACCCAATGTATTCATTAGTAAATCATCTACATCAAAAAAGCGATAAGGATATGGATAAATATAATAAAGACCTGTTAGTTGGGTAAGTTCAAAAAATAAGCTTAATAAAAAACTATAAAAAATTGTTTTTTTTAAACTACATTTAAAATAATATCTTAAAATGTCACTGCCAATAGATGTAGCATTTGAAGAGCCATATCCATTAGCAATCCTTACAACTATTGATATTTCTGGCTGGCCTGCTGGTGCATAGCCTGCAAACAGTGAATGGTCAGGCCTGTCTGCTGCCTCTTGTGCAGTTCCTGTTTTTCCTGCAATTTTTAATTTCAGGTCTTTTAAAACAGCATTATTTTTTGCGAACTGTTCAATGCCAG